ATCGCAGGGACTCACAGAGTCTTGGTTGGTATGTCATTGCTACAAACTACAGCAGTTACATGCTGGAAGCCTCTAGCAAGGACGAGGCAAGGACGAGGGCTGATGCATTACATCCATATGTATGGATTGATGAGAAAGTCAAGGACGTAAGGCCAGCAAAGCGTAGTGAATACAAAGCTATCCAAGAGGACTTTAAGCATGGCTAAAAGAAAGAGACAACCTTATTTCAGTAATAGTATTAGGGCACTAACTCTTACTGAACCTAAATACTTTCCTCAAGTTGATTACGAGGACTTTATGGAATATACAGTAGCCAATTGGATGCTAAATAGCTCTCATGACTGTGTTATACGAACTACGCATCGTAAGACTGGCAAGGTCAAAGAGTATTCCTACAAGTACCGCAAGTGTGCCGAAAACAAAATCGTAAAACTTCTCGATACCCATACCTTCGTTGTATGCGATGCCGAGGCGATCCATCAATTATCACCCAAGAATTATGAACACTAAGACAGAAGAGATTCGTACTGCTCAACTAATTGAGGAAGTAATGAATCACAAACATAAGGATGAGTTAATCGACATTATGTATCAACAAGTACAAGATGAAAACGATTATCAGTATCAAACTATACTCGTTAAGAGTGCTTAGTTGACCTTTCATGTTTGACTTAGTATAACTTAATGGATCCAATCCACTTCGACATCCGTTGGTAATGCAGCTTTTTTCCAAAGGAAATCTATATATAGGAAAGGATGAAGAGTCTTTTACCCTGATACAGATTCATTTAGGGAGATTTCGGTTAGAATGGGAACGTAAACCTAAGTCTTATGGATCACGACCCGCTTCAAAGAAGAGTAACTGATTCAGACGTTGACCGTATTTTCGATGCTATCGAATTGATACGACGGTTTGATGAAAAGAATGGTAGCCAAGATATAAGTATTGGTGTTCTTTCTACCTTATTATACGTTGGTTCTCGTAATGGTTCACATAAGCAAGCATTAGAGGAAGACCTAACTTGTATGTCTAAGGCAAGTTCGAGCAGAAATACAGATATGTTGAGCAAGCATCATAGGTTGCATCTAGCTAGTGGTAAAAGAAAACCTGGACTTAGTCTCATTAAGAAGGAGGTAGACGACTCTGACAGAAGAAGGTCAGTACTTACTCTCACTAAAAAAGGTGAGGAACTAATCACCCAAATCAAGCAAATACTTTATGGCGAGTGAGAAATTCAGGACCATTGGTGCTGTCTTTGACTACACATTTAAATACAAACGCACGTGGCAACCTGCCCATGCTCAACATAGTAATTGTCTGCGAAATGCAGAGAAGTTCTATGGTATTCATAATCGTTCTTACAAAGTTAAGGACATTAATCAAGAAACAATGGACATCGTTAAGGAAGTTTTGTATGAGACAAAAGACGCAAGTAACCGAACAGTTAACATATGCGTTAACAACGTTGCAGTTGCTCTAAATTTTTGTCTAAGTCGAGGACGCATTTCACGTCCTGATTCAACACTTTCATTTATTAATGATAACCATTATTCATTTGAACAGCTTCCAGTAAAAAAGGTAACTAAGCCTCTCTTTACGGAAGACCAAGCTATCCACATGTACGAGTGGGGTAAGCGTTTATCACAATCATCTGGCCAAGCCTATTTGAATTGTGCTGAAACTATCCTCCTTACTGCAACAACTGGTGTTCCTTGGCATGAGTTTGTACAAATCAAACCTTGTGATGTTCATCTTGATAGACCTGACCCTATTCTCTCTATTGGAGATCGTAAGGATTTCAACCTTAAGAGAGCGGTTAGGAGAAGGGACATACCCTTAGAGGGTAACGCTGCAGCATTGATTCCCATCTTCAAACGACGTATAGACGCTGTTGAGGGTGATAACAATTATCATTTATTTGGTGATGATTGGACGGATCAAGGCAAGGCTGGTAGGGATCAACATTATCGGATCTTTGCCGGAATACGTGATGACTTAGGTTATGAATTTGATGAACGTGGACTTAGGCGAACACCTTATTGTTTACGACATTCATTCTGTACTTGGTCATTAAGACAAGGTAGTTGCATTGAGAGAACCCGATATCTAATGGGTCACAGATCCATCGATACTACCAGAGGGTATTTACACTTAGTAACTGCTGACTATGTGAAGTCCATGCCAGCTTCACCTCAATTTCAACAATTGGCAAGCAA